TCGATAAAAAGCGCATTGAACAGCAGGGCGCCGCGACTGATCAGACCAACGAATTCGCCCAGCAGGCGGCACGCAACATCCAAAGCTCGCTGGCAGATTTCCTCTTTGACCCCTTTGCCGATGGCGCGGACAAAATGGCGCAGAAATTCGGCCAGACCATCCAGCGCATGGCCGCCGATGCCGCCGCCGCCCAGATCGGCAAAGCCCTGTTTGGCGACATGGGCAGCGGGAAAAGCGGTGGTGATACGGGTCTGGTTGGCGCCGGCATGTCGGCCTTGTCAAATGTCGATTGGGCCGCGCTATTTTCCTTCGATGGCGGCGGAAGCACCGGACGCGGCCTGCGCTCCGGCGGCGTCGATGGCAAAGGCGGCTTCCCGGCCATCCTCCACCCCAACGAAACCGTAGTCGACCACACCAAGGGCCAGCGGGTCGGCGGCAACAACATCACTATCCACGTCAATGCCCCCTCCGGTGATCCCGCCGAAGTGCGCCGCAGCGCCGCCGCCGGCGCCCGTTCGGCCCTAGGCTACATGGGAGGCGCCCGCCGCTATGCCTGATTTTCTCGAAGAGCGCCTCTCCGACCTGGTGCGTTACGGCGCCAGCTACCAAGACGACTACGCCGTCACCATTTCGCAAACCTCGGGCGGGCAGGAATACCGCCAACTGGTGCACCCATTCCCGCTGCGCAAATTCGATATTTCCTACCTGCTCGACAACGATAAAACCTACACCGAGCTGCAAGGCGTTTATCACCGCGCCCACGGGCGCTTTGCCGGCTTCCGCGTCCGCTGCTATGACGAGTGGTCAAGCAATGGGCGCGTATCCGTGCCGACTGCATTCGACCAGCCCTGCGCCCTGATCTCGACTGGCATCTACCAGCTCAGAAAATATTACGGCAAAGACAAAACTGCCGGCGCCACCGGCTACCCCTACCGCACCATCTACAAGCCAGTCGCCGGCACTGTCCGTGTCGCCATTGGCGCTACCGAAATCCGCAGCGCCGACTGGTCGATCAATACCGTCACCGGCGCCGTTGCTTTCGGGGCTGATAAAACCTTCGCCATCACCAGCATCAGCAAGGCGGCCAGTGCCGTGATTGGCGTTGCGGCGCATACGCTGGTGCCGGGGGAGTCGCTACAGGTGTCTGGTGTAGGCGGCATGGTGCAGATCAACGGCCTGCGCGCCCTGGTTACCGCAACGACGCCGACAACCATCACCGTTGCGATTAACTCCACCCTGTTCAGCACCTACACCAGCGGTGGCACTTTTCATACCCGCCCGCAAACCGGCGAAGTCGTCACCGCTGGCTTCGAGTTTGATTTCCCGGTGCGTTTTAACAGCGCCATGCCCATCGGTCAGGACTTCCCCGGCTACCGCGCCGTCGACGGCGTCGAATTAATTGAGCTGCTCAACCCATGAAAGCCACCGTAGCCCCCTACGAAACCGGCGTCAAATGCCTGCGCATCGTGTGCACCAGCGGCCTGACCATCCGTCTGACGCGCTACCCGGTTGATCTGAAGATGAGCAACGGCACGGTCTATCAGAGTGGCAGCGGCTACGATTTCACCGGCTACTCGGCCTCGGCCAGCATGTCGCCCTCAGCCATCGATCTTGAGGGGTTTATCGGCTATGCCGGCGTGACCTATGAGGCGATTGCCTCGGGGGTTTTTGACGGCGCCAAATGTTACGTTTTTGCCACGGATTTCCTCAATCCGGTCGAGGATTACGAGCCGATCATCGCCGCCATCATGGGCAAAACGACGATAGACGATGGGCGCTACCGGGTCGAAGAAATGGCGCTGATTGATGCGCTCAACCAGTCGGTCGGCAAGACCTATACCGCGCCCTGTCAAAAAACCTTCGGCGGCCAGGAGTACGCTGGTTGCAAAAAAAATCTCGCTGCCATCACCGTCACCGGCACCCTGACTGCCGTCACCAGCGCCAGTCTGGTGACCGATAGCGCCCGCGCCGAGGCATCTGACTATTTCGGTGCCGGCACCCTGCAATTTACCAGCGGTGCCAATGCCGGCCTCAAACCGCTTGAGGTCAAGAGCTTTGCCGCCGGCGCGATTGAAACCTTCGAGCCGTTTTACTACCTGCCCGCCATTGGCGACACCTACGCATTGATTCCCGGTTGCCGCAAGGGGCTGGCTGATTGCCGCGACAAGTGGGCCAACGTCCTAAATTTCGGCGGATTTACCTATATCCCCACCTCCAGCCAGTATGGGCAGATCGGCACCAAATGAGCCCTGAGCAGATCATTCAGGCGGCGCGGCTGGCCCTTGAAACGCCATTTCGTCACCAGGGGCGGCTGCTCGGCGTGGCGCTGGATTGTGCCGGGTTGATCGTCCACGTCGCCCAATCCATCGGCGCCGAGGTACGCGACCAGGGCGGCTATGCGCAGCTTCCTGGCGGGGGCTTATTGGAGTCGGCGCTGGATGACCAGCCCTGCCTGGTACGGGTTTCAGACATGCAGGCCGGCGATGTGCTATTGATGCGCTTTGCCGGCGATCCGCAGCACTTGGGCATCTACACCGGAGAGTCATTGATCCACGCTTACCAGCCGATCGGCAAGGTGTGCGAACACCTTTTAAGCCCGGAATGGGCGCGGCGAATTGTCCGTGTCTATCGCTTCCGAGGGATGACCGATGGCCAATAAAACCGCCGGGCAATGGGTTGGCACCGTTGTCGGTGCGGTCGTCGGCGCTTATCTCGGTGACCCGGTAGACGGCGCCTGGGTAGGCGCTGCCATGATGGGCGCCTCGGTCGGCGGGGCCATTGGTGCCGCTATCGACCCGCCACGAGGCCCGCACCTGGTCGGCCCGCGCTTGAGCGATCTATCGCAGCAAACGGCCACCTATGGCGCAGTGATCCCCCGCCTTTACGGCAACATCGCGGTCACTGGAAATGTTTTCTGGCTGGAAAACAACCAGCTCAAAGAAGTGTCACGCACGCAAGGCGGCGGCAAGGGCGGTGGTGGTGGCAGTCAGAGTACAACCTACAGCTATTACGCGACGTTTGCCATTGGGCTATGCGAGGGTCCGATTATCGGCGTCCAGCGTATCTGGATTGGTCAAAAGCTGGTCTATGACGCAGGTAGTAACGATCACTCGGCGATCATGGCCAGCAACCAGGCCGCCAAATTATTTACGCTGCATCTCGGCGACGAAAATCAATTGCCCGATGACCGCATGCAGGCGACGCTTGGGGCAGCGAATACCCCCGCCTATCGCGGTCTGGCTTATCTGGTCTTCAAAGACCTGCCGCTCAAGGACTACGGAAATACCCTGCTCGGTGCACCGGTCAAGGTCGAGGTCATCGCTACCGGCGCCGTCAGCAGCTATATCCCGACGTCGCGCACCATCCCCAATACCATCGCGCATTACAAAGTCAAATCGAATGGCCGGATGTTTGTGTCTACCGGCTTCAATTCGTCCGAAATGTACTCGTCGCCCGATGGTGTTACCTGGGCCATCAATCCGATCACCTACGCCGGCGTCGTCTATTCACTGGCTTGGGGCGCCAATCGCTGGGTAGCTGGCGGCAGCTCAAAAATGCTGGTCTCAAAAGACGGGCGGACCTGGGCCGATGCCACCATGTCGCACAATGCGGCCTGGACTGACATCACCTGGGATGGCCAGCGCTTTATTGCCGTCGCCGATACGCAAAACTGGGCAGTCTCCTCCGATGGCGAATTGTGGTCGGCGCTAGTCCCGCCGTCGCTCGATTCCTGGAATCAAATCGTTAATACCGGCGATGCCTGGGTGGCGATTAAAAATACCGGGACGACGTATTGCTACTCCAACGATGGTATGAGTTGGGTCCATAAAACCTTTCCGCTCAATACCAATTCGGCCAAGATTTACACCGACGGCAACAAGTTCGTCGTTTTTGACGGCTCCAGCCAACTGATGGAATCAGCTGATGGCCTCAACTGGACGGTGCGCTCCTCACCTACGTTTTTTGTCGTGCAATGGGATGGTGACAACTGGGTCGGCCTCAACAATTCAACCACTGCCCGCCGCTCGGCTGATCTGATCACCTGGACGACTTTCACCGTCCCGGCCGCCACCTGGGCCGGCATGGAATGGGATGGAGCCATCATTTGCGCCGTGGGCAATGGCAGCAATTGCATGACGATCAAGAAGACCGGCATTGCCGGGGCCACAACCCTGCTCAGTTCGATTATCGAGGATGAGCTACTGCGTACTAATTTGCTCAGCGCGACCGATTACGACGTATCAGCCCTGACAGCTCAAGTGCGCGGCTATCGGATCGGCACCGTCGGCGCCATTCGCTCGGCGCTTGAAACACTGCAGGCCGCTTACCCGTTCGATGTCATCCAGTCCGGCTATAAAATCAAGTTTGTGCCGCGTGGCGGCGCCTCGGTGGCTACCATCCCGGCCACGGCACTTGACGCCCGAGCCGGTAGCGACAAGCCGGGCATTGCGATCACCAACGTGCGCGAAATGGACACCGTGTTGCCGCGCCGCGTCGCTGTAAAATTCCTTGATATCGACCGCGAATACGACCTCTCAGAGCAGTACGACGAGCGCTTAAACACGACTGCCGTCAATATCATGTCCATGGAGATGCCGCTCGTCATGGATGCCGACGAGGGCGCGCAGGCGGCCCAAAAGCTGCTCTATCTCTACTGGCTTGAGCGCTACGATGTCTCATTCAAACTACCTCCAAGCTACCGCGCCCTTGAGCCAGCCGACGTTATTACGCTGTTGCCCGATAGTGGCGCGCTCAATCTACGCCTGACCAGCATCAGCTACCTGCCCGATGGCCGGCTGGAATGCCAGGCAAAATACAACTCGGCTTCGGTCTACTCACCCACCGCGCGCGGCGAGTCCGGTGCGTCAACCGGCAACGGGGTGGCGCTAAAAGGCGACACCCGTTGTATCTTGCTCGATATTCCAGCGCTGCTTGATGCCGCCGACAAGCCGGGTTTTCCGGTTGCGATGGGTGGTTACCTGAGCGGCTGGCCGGGCGGCATCCTGAGTCGCTCGGATGATGCCGGGCAAACCTGGACTGCCATCCTCGGCGAAGCAGCGCCGGGCGCGATGATTGGTGTTGCCTCGGCAACGATAGGGGCAGGGCGCACGGATTTGGTCGACAAGGCCAGCGTGCTACCCGCCCTGTTTTCTTCCGGAACCCTCTACAGCATTACCGAGGCCGCCATGCTCAATGGCGCCAATCACTTTGCCTACGGCGTCAAAGGCCGATGGGAAATCATCGCCGCGCAAACCTGCGCCCTGCAAGGCGACGGCAGTTACAAACTGAGCGACTTGCTGCGTGGGCGATTTGGCACCGAGTGGGCCTGTGGTCTGCACGCTATTGGTGACGATCTGATTTTGCTCGACCCCATCGCGACACCATTTGTCAGCACCACCCTCAATTCGATTGGCTTATCCCGCCTCTATCAAGCGACGACGACTGGTGTTGATCCGACGAGCAATGACGAATCATCATTTACCTATACCGGCGTCAATCTCGAATGCCTGTCGCCGGTCTATCTCAACGGCAGCCGAAATCCAAGCACAAATGACTGGTCGCTCGACTGGATACGCCGCACCCGCGTCGGTGGCGAGTGGCGCGATTATGTCGACGCGACGCTCGGCGAAGCAGCCCAAAGTTACGAAATCGAGATTTACAGCAGCGCCGCCTACGCCACGCTCAAACGCACGATCACCGGCCTGACAACGCCATCTGCCACCTATTCCAGTGCCAACCAGGTAACGGATTTCGGCAGCAATCAGGCGACGCTCTACGTCAAGATTTATCAGCTATCGGCGAACGTCGGGCGCGGCTACCCGCTCACCACCAGCATCACGAGGTAATTCATGTCCAATTCAACTGCCACTTTCGACCCGATTGTACAAAGCCAGGCGAGCAAGGAAATCACCGCCAACGCCTACTTCGATGCCGCCTCGCCGGCAACATCTTTCGGCCGCCGGCAATCGACCAGCAGCGGCCTGACCTGGGGCTATTACGGCGCCACCCTCACCGTCGACGGCGTGCTGACGCAGATCGCTAACAGCACCGTGGCTTTGACGGCTTCGACGACCAATTACGTTGAGGCCACGCGCGCCGGTGTAGTCAGCAAAAATACGACCGGATTTACGGCGGGCAATATTCCGCTTTATAGCGTGGTGACCGGTGCCTCAACCGTCACCAGCTACACCGATTACCGCCTGCAGGCCGTACCTTATACCGGCCGGCTGGCTAAAGCGATGAGCGATGCCAATACGACACTTACCGCCGCTGAATCGCGCAATCAGATCATCGAATTCACCGGCACCCTGACCGCCGCGCGCAACATCGTCGTGCCATTGGCGGCACAACAATGGACGGTATTCAACAACACCACCGGCGGCTTCGGCCTGCAATTCATCGGCGCCAGCGGTACCGGGATCACTATCGCGTCCGGCAAGCGCGCCATTATTTACAGCGATGGCACCAACGTTGTCCGCGTCACGGCTGACGTTTAAAAAAGGAGAAAGCATGGCCGAACCAGCCACCTCAACTGCCGCCGTCATCGCCAGCGCCCTCGGCCTGACCGTCTTCGGCGTCGCCACCGGCTTGCATCCATCGCTACT